CGTTCAACCAATGGGTTTTTTGCTTTTTTGCCCCTACTCGTCAGGGCGCGTCAGCTAATGGTCTGAATGGACTGAACCCAAGAAACACCGCACCCATTTCACCCGTGGGCAAAAGGCGAACAGCGTTGGTTGAGCGACTGTTAAAGCATTTGGTACACGGTGGAACAAGGCCAAATGTATAAGCGAATCAACTCGTCAAGCGCACTTGGGCTAAGACTGTTTTTTGAAAGCATTAAGATGAATTTAGGAACAGATCAAAAGCTGGAGCGGGAAGGATAGTCCTCTATCCACCCTTGTAGGAACTATGGAGAAAACAAAAATGCAATTATTTGAATCCGGATTCGACAGATTTTGGCAAGCATGGCCTAAAAGCCCCCGCAAGGGTGGCAAATCAGAATGCTTGAAGAAGTGGCAAAAGTTCTACTGCGAGACTTGTGCCGATCAAATCATCAAGCATTTAGAGTGGATGAAAACCACTGACCAATGGCGCAAAGATAACGGGGCATTCATTCCCGCACCTTTGGTCTACCTCAATCAACAAAGATGGGATGGGGCAGAGATACCCGACACAGCACCCAAAGCAGACCCCGCACTTGAGAAGATCAAAGCTGACATTGAAAAGGCTACACCAATGCCGAGCCACATCCGCGAAAGGCTTGCTCAACTGAGGGGTAAATCATGACACAAGATGAAATCATTGAGATGGCCCGTGAAGCTGGATTTGACATGAGTCCAATTAGTTCCGCAGTGCCAAAACTTAAACGCTTTGCAATACTGGTAGCTTCCAAAGAGCGTGAGGCGTTTGCGAAGATACAGTTTGAAAGCATTTTGCAAGCAATAAAGATTGAGCGTGAGGCGTGTGCTGAAATATTGGACGCAAATGCAATGGCTTGCCATAGCCCAATCATGCGAAGTCTTTTGCAGTCAAACGCGCAAGCAATTCGAGCAAGAGGCCAAGCATGACCAAAGAACAAGCGCACGCACTGCTCAACTTCGTCAAGTTGGGGTTTGCAATCCCCACATGGCGAATTAACAAAGCATTGACCATCACGGGGGACTTGAATGCTCAACGAGTTAGCCGATCACTATGCTCGACTTGCGATGACGAAGGGCTGGACAGAGTACACACGCCATCGAGTGAAGGAACTACGCGATTCGAACGATATGTGGAAAGAATTACCCCGTTTGGTGAAGGAGCGCATTGATGGACATAAACACGCCGAGAGGACGCGAATCGCTGAAAGCGGAACACCGAGCGATGGAGATATTCGCTAAACACTTTCCCGATTACGAATACTGCGAAACACCAAAAGACAAACCCGCAGACATTGACGCATTCTTGATTAAACAAAATCAAATCATGCGGGTGGTCGAAACCAAATGCAGAGACATGACCATTGAAGAATTTATCGGACGATATAACTATCAATGGTTAGTGACATTTGATAAATTGGAAAAGGGTAAGCAAATTGCAAAAGCATTATGCGTCCCGTTCACCGGATTTTTATATCTGAATCAATCTCAGATTTTGCTTGTTCAACAAATATCAAATCACATCGGTTATGTGCCGGAGATCACAATATTCCAAACCGCAACACAGAAAAATATAAATGGCGGTCAGATAATCCGATCAAACGCATATATCGACATGAGCAACGCGACACAATTAAAATGATTCAAATTCATTTCACCGTCCCACAAGTCGCCGGAAAGGGTAGACCCCGCTTTGCCCGACAAGGAAACTTCGTCAAAACTTACACCGATTCCAAGACTTTGGGGTACGAGAAGTCAATCCAAACCTATGCCAAGAAAGCGATGGGGTCTACAAGCCCTTTAAACGGGGCTGTAGCGGCTTATTTGCACATCCGAATACCAGTACCGCCATCGTACTCAAAAACGCGCCAAAACGCTTGTATTGAAGGAACCGAACGACCAACCAAAAAGCCCGACATTGACAACATTGTCAAAGCGGTGCTAGATGGTATGAATGGCATCGTGTATCTTGATGACAAACAAGTGGTGGATTTAAATTTAACAAAGGTTTATTCCGCAACAGAGGGAATAGATATTATGGTGATGGAAGTATGAACCCTTTTCAAATAAACGAACCAACTTGCATTAGCTTTAGTGGTGGGCGCACAAGTGCCTATATGCTGTGGCGTATTTTAGAAGCAAACAATGGAAAATTGCCGGATGAGGCTATTGTTTGTTTTGCCAATACTGGTAAAGAAGATGAGGCTACATTAAAATTTGTACATGACTGCTCTGTTAATTGGAATGTACCAATTGTTTGGCTTGAATATAAATGGTCAGAAAAGCCAATAGATAGATTTAAAGTGGTTACTTTTGAAACAGCATCAAGGAATGGTGAACCATTTGCGGAATCCATTTGGCAAAATGGAAAGCCTTATTTGCCTAATTCGGTTCAAAGGATTTGCACTGTAAACACAAAAATCAAACCCATAAACGCCTATATGCAATCAATCAATATAGATGAGTGGGAAACCGCTGTGGGTATTAGGGCAGATGAGCAATATCGTGCGGCAAAAATGAAAGACAAGTGGACTCCATTGGTTTATGCTGGAATCACAAAACAAGATGTATTGGACTTTTGGGGAACAAACAGTTTTGATCTTGAACTTCCAAACAACGGGTTTTATTCAAACTGTGACTTGTGTTTCATGAAACCATTGGCACAAATATCAAGCATGATTCAAGAAAAACCGACTAGAGCGATTTGGTGGGCACAGCAAGAGGAATTGGCAAAAGGTCGATTCAGCAAAGATAGGCCAACATACGCAAGCATGATGCAATTCACACAAGACCAAACAGATATGTTTGACAAGAACGAAGAAGCAATCGCTTGTTTCTGCGGGGATTAAATGAACTACACTTTATATAACCCCCAACAAGGACACGCAGTATTAAAAGACTTGTGGCCTCAGATCAAAGCCACATTGATGGCAGGACAGAAATTAAGGATTGAGGTAAAACAATCGCGGCGCAGTGCTGAACAAAACGATATGTTTCACGGGATTATTCACAAGATACATATTGCGATGAAGGCTGTGGGTTCTAAATGGACTGCTGACGATTGGAAGCGATTATTAATCGACCAATGGGCGCATGAGACAAACCGAAAGATTGGAAAGGTGGCCCCTTCACTTGATGGTGAAAGGGTGGTTCAATTAGGGTTGCAGTCTCACAAGTTTACGATTGAAGACGGGTCAGAGTTCATTGAGTGGTTGTTGGCATGGGCCGCACAAAAGGAAATTGATGTAAACTAATTTTGTTGGTGTAAACGGTTTGGCTCCGTGGTGCTTTGATTCAGTTGCTACCTACCCTGCCGCATGGGAGACACCAACACTAACACGCATGGGGATTGGGTGCCGACCAACTAGGTAACGCCGCAAGGTAGCCCGAAGTAAACAATCCCCATCCGTGTTGGTGTCATCAGAATGTTGAGTTGCCAGAAACTTTGTCCGGGCCGGGTGAAGTTAGGCAAGTGTAAAAAAGCAATTGATCATTGCTTGCCGCAATCCGCTGTGTGCCCCTCCCTTGGATTAGGCCACGACACCAACAACTTACAAGGACACACATGGGCTTGATGTTTCCTAAATTTACCTATTACCGCAGCAAGACCCATCTCAAGAATGTGGCCTCTTTGCTTTGTCAGCACTGCGGACGGGACGGGACGGTTCAAGCGGCGCATTCCAATTGGTCAGAACACGGTAAGGGTCGAGGCATCAAAGCATCCGACATATATACAGCGGCACTCTGTCAAGACTGCCATCAAGAACTAGATCAAGGAAATCACCTCTCAAAAGAGGAAAGAAAGCGGATGTGGGTAGAGGCTCATAAGAAGACGGTTTTCACGATGACGATGCTAGACCTATGGCCTAGAGACATTGGAATTCCGCTAGAATATGACTAACCGATGCTGGTGGCCTTCCTCCCACAAGTGAACAGTCAGAGGCCGGGGCTTCGGCCCCTCTTTTTTAAAGGGTTTGTATGACCGGACTTCTAGCACCCGCTGCTGAGATCAGCATCGAGATCAAACAAAGCAAAGCAATGGAAGAAGAAGGCGATTCTTGTCCCGTTGCTACTCAAGACATTGAAGAAAACCTAAAGTGTCGCCAAAAGGCCATCGACAAAGCGATGTATGGCCCGATGAACCCCAACGAACCCAATAACGACTATTGGCGCAAGCTGGCAGCGGGTTGGCGGTTGTCGGCTTCTCAAGCAAAGAAATCCACTTGCGGTAACTGTGCGGCATTCATTCAAACCTCTAAGATGCTGGACTGCATCGACAAGGGCATGGGTGAAGATGCAGACGCATGGGATGTGATTGATGCTGGCGACTTAGGCTATTGTGAGTTGTTTCACTTCAAATGTGCATCAAAGCGCACTTGCTCGGCATGGATTGTTGGTGGCCCCATTACTGATGACAGCGGCGAAGGTGAAGAATCATGATGAAAGTCTCGGAAGCAATGCAAAAGAAGGTCGGCAAAGTCATGGGCGAATACAAGCGCGGTGACTTGCACAGCGGTAAAGGCGGGAAGATCGTGAAGAACCCCAAGCAAGCCATTGCAATCGCAATGAGTGAGGCTAATCTTCCGATGCGGGGCAAGCGCACAGCAACCAACAAGGCCAAAAAATGAAGGGCTTGTACGCAAACATTAACGCCAAACAAGACCGCATCAAGGCTCAAAAGGCTGCGGGTGTAAAGCCCGAGCGCATGAGAAAAGTCGGTAGTAAGGGTGCGCCTACTGCGGCTGCATTCAAGGCTGCTGCTAAAACCGCAAAGAAATGATTAAGCGCGGCAAAGAGACCTTCTCGGGGTACAACGCCCCAAAGAAAACCCCTTCACACCCTACTAAGAGTCATGCAGTGCTGGCAAAGAGTGGGGATGATGTGAAGCTGATTCGTTTTGGTCAGCAAGGGGTAAAAGGTTCTCCAAAGCGAGAAGGTGAATCAGAGGCCGACAAAAACCGTAGAGAAGCATTCAAGGCCCGTCATGCGGACAACATAGCCAAAGGGAAAATGTCAGCAGCTTATTGGGCAAACCGCGAAAAATGGAAGTGATATGGACTACATACGCCCAACCCCGCAGCAAAACCCACTTCTCGGGTTGCTTGCTGAACGCCTAAAACAAGCACAAGGATTCGCTGCCAAACCATTTGGCTATTCAAACCCACCCGCTGAAATGCTGATGAGTCTTTTGGGGATTCCGGCAGTACAGCAGACGATGGAGAGAATGGCCTATGGTGAACCGCTGACTACGGGTCAAGGCATGACCACACAAGTTAGGCCGGAAGTGGCAGAGGCTGCATTAACTGTGGCTCCCGCTGCCGGACTGTTGGCAAAAGCCACTAAGGGTTTACCCGTTGGTATGAGCATCAAGCCCGTTGATGACTTAGCGAGTTTGCTTACAACTTCGCGGGAATCATTTGTTCCGGGTGTTGAAGCTGGCAAAGAATTGATTGTTCATCACAACATTACGCCTCAAAAATTGGCAAATGTAGAAAAGGTTGGCGGTATGCCCGTCCCATCTATTGCTGTCTCGAATGTGGAAAATCCAATGATGGGATTTGGCAACATTTCACTGATTGGCTCAAAGGAAATGGCTATCCCATCTGCAAAGAACCCCGTTTATGGGTTTGATGCTTACACGGCAAGAGCGCCAAAGATCGACTATCAGATAGACCCAAAAAGTCGCAAGGCATTGGAAGCCCAACTAAAAGACATTGCAGACGAAATACCGGATGGCGGTTATAGCGTTGATAGACTGATAAACAATTGGGATGATCGCAAGTTTTCCGATGTTTTATATGCAAAATTCTTGAAAGATGAAGGCTATGGGTTGCCAAATATCAGCGATTTCAAAGAGGAACCGTGGAAATATCGCTCTGAAATCTCACAAAGAGTAAGAAATCTGCAAGGTGAATATCAAGATTGGTTCAACAACTTTGAAAAGTCATTGCCGGAAGCTGGCGTAAACATCAAAGAAAGAATCTTCAAAGGATTCACAGATGCCGGAAACCGCAGATATGCTCCGGTAACGCTAGAGAATCTTGTGAAGGAAATGAAGGGCGGCGCGGGTTCGGAAGGCTTCTTTTATGGGGTTGGGAACATTCGCGCTGTGGCTACGCCTAAGTTCAAGAACTTGAATCAAGTTAAGGCGGCAAGAGAAAACATCATTTCAACGGAAGAATTTGAACCAATCAAAAAGCAAATCAATAGCGCCTTTGATGACCTTACTGAAAGACTCAACAAGCTGGAAGGCAAATCCGGTTATGGATATGACGCACCCGATGCGCTTTATGAGATTGGTCAAACACGGAATGTTAATCTTTTAGATAAGATTTACAAGGATGTGCCGGAAGCATTAAAGGCTGATGTTCAAATCTTCATGAACAAAGTCAAGGAAATGCCAACAGAGTATTTTGAGATCAAGCCTCAAAGGGCTGTGCAGGTCGGAGAGTTCAAAGGGGCCATATTGCCATCCGATGTGCCAAGTCAGTCGGTTGACTATCTGAGAAGCCAAGGACTGCAAGACCTCTATTACTACTCAACGCCGGAAGAAAGAAAAGAGTTATTCAAGAAATTTGGCCCCGAAATGTTTGGCATATTGCCAGCAAGCCTATTGGCAGACCCCGAAATCCAACAGAAATTAACCGATGAATTGGGTCTGTTAGACTAAGCACTCACCAACAAGCCATAAGGAATTGGTAATGCAAAAGAAGACAATACTAACTATAGTAGCCAAAGATAGCAAGGGTGCTATATGAGTGGCGTAAGACACGGCGGCAGGGCCGCAGGAACGCCAAATAAGGCCACATCGGAGGCAAGACAAGCCATAGCTACCTTTGTAGATGGAAACGCTTGGAGGCTCTCTATTTGGCTCGACAAGGTAGCAGAGGGCGACCCCGATCATGACATAAAGCCAAACCCCGCAAAGGCATTTGAGTTATTCCAAAGTGTCGTGGAGTATCACATTCCAAAGCTGGCAAGGACAGAACACGCCGGAGACTCAGAAAATCCCATTGAAATGAAAGTCACATGGGCGCAACCGAACAATCCATCGTAATCCCGTACTCCCCAAGACGGGAGCAATTGCAGATTCATACTCTGCTGGACACTTACAGATTCGGGGTAGTGGTGGCTCATCGAAGGATGGGAAAGACGGTCAGCGCGATCAACCATCTGATTAAGGATGCTGTAACCAATCAAAAGGAAGCGCCCCGCTACGCCTACATTGCTCCAACATACGGGCAAGCCAAAAGGGTGGCATGGGACTACCTCACGAAGTACGCAAGACCGTTGGGCGGTACAGAGAACATATCCGAGTTACGGGTGGACTTTTGGAACCGTAGGATTCAGCTATATGGGTCAGATAACCCCGATTCACTGCGCGGACAGTACTTCGATGGGGTGATTCTTGACGAGATTGGCGACCAAAACCCAAAGATTTGGACAGACATAATCCGTCCGGCATTGGCTGACAGACTCGGATGGTGTCTATTCATCGGAACACCAAAGGGTCACAATCACTTTAAAGACCTCAGAGATCGGGCAGAAACAGAGGACGGTTGGGGGCTATTGGAGTTCAAAGCCTCCCAAACGCAAGTCTTGAACGAAACCGAACTCAAAGCGGCTCGGATTGAAATGGGGGAGGATAAGTACCTTCAAGAGTTTGAATGCTCGTTTACCGCTGCGGTGGAGGGGTCGTACTACGGTCAACTGCTCAACGATTTGGACGAACAGAACCACATTCAGACAATTCCCCGCGATGACCTCTGTAAAACAGTGTGTGCATGGGACTTAGGAATGGGGGACTCAACCGCGATTTGGGTGGCTCAAGTGGCTGGCTCAGAAATCCGGCTGATGGACTTTCATGAGAATAACGGGGTGGGACTTGACAATTATGTAAATTGGTTAAGGCATAATGGGTGGGACAAAGCCGAGCAAATCCTTCCTCATGATGTACAAGTGCGGGAACTCGGGACGGGAAAAAGCCGACTAGAGGTTTTAACCGATGCTGGATTAAACATTCGGGTTGCCCCACGCATGGGGGTCGATGATGGCATCCAAGCGGTGCGAAGGCTGCTCCCAC